CTTGCAAACAAACTCATTGAATCATTGAAGTATCTTTCTAAGATTGGTATCAAAGGTGTTCTTCAAGGTGACCTTCTCTATACAACTGGAGATATAAAGAAAGCCACGTTTGATGGTGAAAGTGTTCTTGCGTTTACACCAAACACAATCACTTATACTGTACCGACTGATTCTGATTTAGGAAAACAAATAAGTGCATCTAAAATAGGTATTATCTTTCACACATCTTATTCTGGTAAAACTATGAAAGATTTAAAAGCATCATTTAAAGTAAATGTAAAATCTTTACGACCATCAAAAGATGTTTGGTTTGATGATGCAAGTTTTAAAGATACATCAGGTAGTGCGTTATTCACTATAAAACAAAACAAATCATTTTCAATACTTATGAAAGATTTAAAGAAACAAAAAGTAGATGGTTCATTTTTAAATGAATTTATCGGCACATCTGATTATTCACTTATGGTCAAAACATATAACAATGTAAAAATTCGTGAAGGTGAAGCCGTTTCTAATCCAAATGCACACGTTGATGGATTTATAAGTTATTATAAAACACGCAAAGAAGAAGATATTGAAAAATTAAAACGACAAGAAACAAAAGACAACAAACAAAAAATATTAGACTCTACAATAAAATATTTCACAAAAAATAGAAATAAACTTATAGATATCTTTAAACTCTATAAAGCAATTGCAGAGGCAAAAGTATTTTTAATACGAAAATTAGAATCAGTTAAAGATATAGGAACATTCATCAAGACTGATGACGGATATGAAGTAACTGCACCTGAAGGATATGTCGCAGTAGATAAAAGAGGTAAAGCAATCAAATTAGTAGATAGACTTGAGTTTTCAAGGTCAAACTTTAATGCAGCCAAAGATTGGGTGAAAGGTTAAACAAATGAAACGATTTTCATTTTTTCTACAAGAAGAAGAAATTTTACAAGAAGGTATTAACGATCCAAATTTATTTAAAGCCATCTTCATGGCAGGTGGTCCGGGTTCTGGTAAATCTTTTGTTTCTACAAAAGCAACAGATGTTACACAAGGACTAAAAGTAATCAACTCAGATACGGCTCTAGAATTTCTACTCAAGAAAGCAGGTATGAGTAAAAAAATGATTGGTATGACTCCAGAAGAACTTGAAAAATTTGCAGCCAAACGAACAAGAGCCAAAGAGATGACTGCAAAAATAAAAAAACTGTATCTAAATGGAAAACTTGGAGTGATTATCGACAGTACTGCACACGACTACAAAAGAATTGCTAAAGAAAAGAAAGAAATGGAAGATGCTGGTTACGATACATTCATGATATTTGTAAATACAAGTCTTGATGTTGCACAAGCAAATAATCTAAGACGAGATAGAAAACTTGACCCAAAAATAGTTGAGGATTCTTGGAAAGATGTTCAAAAAAATATAGGTAGACTTACAAATCTATTCAGAGGTTCTTTTGAAATCGTAGATAATGATAAAGATGAAAAAGATCCAGAAATGGTAAATCTATTCAGAAGATTGACAAGATATGTGAAGGCTTATTTAAAAAGACCTCTAAAAAGTAAACTTGCAAAAAAATGGATTGCAGAGAGACAAAAACTTGTGCAAAAAGGGAAGTCTTAAAACAAAATGAAAACATTATTAGAGTATCTTAGTGAACAAACACTTCCTCAAATCTATATGGACATGGATGGTGTTCTCGTTGATTTAGAAAAAAGAGTAAGTCAAATAATGAAACAACGAGATGGTCAAACATTTGATGATTGGTTAAAAATGCCATCAGACGATCAATGGGCCATAGTGAAACAAGATAAGAACTTCTGGGAAAATCTTGAAATGTATGATGATGCAAAAAAACTATTTAAGTTTGTAAAACAATATAATCCAAGTATTCTTTCTGCATATACAAAAAGAGATTTAAGATCGAAAAAAGGAAAGATGCGTTGGTTGCAAAAAAATATCGGTCTAAATAATCTTAATAGAATACATCTTGTTTTAAGAAAAGATAAAAAGAATTTTGCACAATCAAAACAAGGTCCAAACATATTGATTGATGATTACATAGGAAATATAAGAGAGTTTAATGCCGCAGGTGGTATTGGTATCTTTTATAAAAATGCAACAGACACTATACGTCAACTTAAAAAACTAGGGTTTTAAAATGAAACGCTTTAAAAACTTTCTATTAAAAGAACTAACTATATCTCCTTTTTATAAACAAAAGAATGTATATAATCCATATTATGATATAGATAAAAAGATAGAAGCAAAAGTTAAAAAAGAATTAAAAAAACGAAAAGTTAAGTTTAAAAAAGTTTTATTTAAATCTGTTGAGAATGGTAAAGGGACTCTTGTTGATATTGGCGACAGAGGTCAAAAATTTATATTTCAACTTGTTAATAAAGATGGTAATAAAGAAAAAGATATTCCTTTGTTTATAAAACTGAGAACCGTATCTGTAAAAGGTCATTATGGAATGAAACAAAGAAAAGACTCTACTGCTTCTTCTAATG